CAGCTCCGTCACAGAATCAACTATGTCGGGATGCCCCGCAAGAACGGCAAATCAGCCCTGGGTTCCGTTCTGGCGCTGTATTCGCTTATCGCCGGACCCGAGGGCGGGGAAGTGTATTCTGTAGCCGCAGAAACGGGGCAAGCCCGTATTGTGTTCAAGGATGCGGCACGGATTGTGAGTGAATCTGAGGAACTATCCAAGATGATGAAGGTCTACCGTAACGCCATCTACTATCCTGCCGGTAATAGTTCGTATACGGTTCTGTCGGCTGAGGCGTACTCAAAAGAGGGTCTGAACCCCACGTTCGTCATGTTTGACGAGCTTCACGCCCAACCAAATCGTGACCTATTTGACGTTATGTCGCTGGCTATGGGTGCTCGTGGTTCGATGGCAACGATGCTCGCCATCACAACGGCAGGTGTCAAGGCTGATAGCACTGGTCGGGACTCAATCGCATACGACTTGTACCAATATGGTCAGAAAATATCCCGTGGGGAAGTAGATGACCCTACATTCTTTATGGCTTGGTGGGAGGATGACGGGGACCACCGTGACGAGGAAACATGGCGTAAAGCTAACCCAGGCTATGCGGACCTGAACGCTCCCAGCGACTTTCATTCTTCGGTCCGCCGGACCCCGGAAGCAGAGTTCAGGACCAAGCGCTGTAACCAGTGGGTGTCTAGCCAACTGGCGTGGCTCCCGAATGGGGCGTGGGATGCTTGCGAGGAAACATTCGAGGTCAAACCTGATGACCAAATCATTCTAGGATTCGATGGCTCGTTCAACGGTGACGCCACAGTAATCGTGGGCTGTGTTATCCCCGAGGATGAGGATGACCCGCTGAGAGTGTTCATGGTGAAGGCTTGGGAGAAGGACCTAGAGATTCACGATGAGGACTGGCGGGTGGATGTTCGTGAGGTCGAGCAAACCCTGATTGAGTTTTGCCGGGACCATCCCAATGTCAGGGAAATCGCTTGCGACCCCTACCGTTGGACAAGAACGATGCAGGTTTTGGAGGACTACGGTCTACCTATTGTGGAATACCCGTCCACAAGTGCTAAGCGTATGGTCCCAGCTTGTACCAAGTTCTACGATGCCGTCATTGAGAAACGCCTAGTTCACGATGGGGACCCCACTTTGGCACGCCATTTGGATAACGCGGTTGTCAAGATTGACTCAGTTGGACCCCGTATAGTAAAAGACAAGCGCGACAGTCCACGCAAGATTGACTCAGCGGTTGCGGCGGTTATTGCCGTAGACCGGGCAACTATCGGTAGAATGGAAGCACTAGTACCTGAGTTCTTTGGATAGGAACATGGCCTCAACATTACAAGTCGGTGGAGCAATCGCTATCACTTTGGGAACTTCACTCATATTTGCGCCGTTAGGACTCATCGTAGGTGGCGCATTTTTGCTGATTATCGGATACGCGATGGGGATGGATAGGTAATGGTTTTCAATAAGCTGTTCGAGCAGAGAGCCATTGACTTTCAAACCGTTTGGGGTAGCGGTGACGACCTGACAATAGGCAATCTGTCATCTACGAACATTACGGACAAGACCGTGTTTGAGGTCAATGCCGTATTCTCTGCTGTCAGCCTTATCGCCAATACGGTTTCCACTCTGCCGGTGAACTGCTATGTGAAGGTAGACGGTAACCGCGAGGAGCTGGACCCGAAACCAGCTTGGGTGAACAAGCCAGATGTGGATATGCCCCGTGAAGCGTTCTACAACTCACTTATCGTGTCGCTTTTGCTCGATGGAAACGCTTTCATCCGGGTATTCTCGAATCGGCGTGGCGAGATTGTGAACCTGACGGTCCTGAACCCGCTGACAGTGGAAATCAAACGCAATTCTGTCGGCAGACTGACGTTCACCGTTGAGAATGAGGGTAGACCATTCGATTCAGAGTCCATAGTTTGGATTCCGGACATTGTTCGCCCTGGTGAGGTCCGTGGCGTGTCGAGAATCAAGGCACTCAAGGAAAACTTTGGGTTGGCTATGGGGCTGGAAAAGTTTGCGGCTTCATTCTTTGGTCAAGGAACCAACCTCAGCGGAATCATTGAGTTCCCCGGCAACCTGACCGCCGAGCAAGCCGCAAATCTGGTCAATGGATTCGATAACCGCCATAAAGGTTGGCGTAAGGGTCACAAGACTGGTGTGTTGTCCGGTGGAGCCACTTTCAAAGCGACCCAGATTGACCCGGCTCAGTCGCAAGCGCTAGAGGCACGACACATGGCGGTAGAGGATATCGCTAGAGCGTTCAATATCCCACCCCACCTGCTTGGTCTGCCCGGGACTACATCCTATGCGAGCGTGGAGCAGAACAACCTGGCTTGGGTTACCCACGGTTTGCGACCAATCATCCAAAAGATTGAGGGTAGCCTGAGCCCACTTTTGGCTCGGTCCCCGCGTGGAGAAAACGCATACATCAAGTTCAACCTGGACGGATTGCTTCGAGCTGACCTCCAGACCAGAGCATCCGCATATTCGACAGGGTTACAGTCAGGATTCTTGACAATCAATGACGTCCGTAGGCTTGAGGACCTGACACCGATGGACGACCCAACGGCGAACATGGTTAGAGTGCCGTTAGCCAACGTGGACCTGGACGATTCCGGTATCACCGCTATCAAGAACAAGGTCCAAGCCGCACAGCAGTTGGTTCTGGTCGGATTCAACCCTGAGCAGGTTTTGGAAGCCCTGGGTCTACCCGCTATCGAGCACACTGGTCTTGCTAGCTCGCAACTTCAGCCAGTTTCTCAAGTGGACCCCGAGGACCCAGAGGAACCGTATGAGGATGAGGTCAAATAATGCCCATTATCAACAACCATTTCACGATTGCCGAGAGCACAAGAGTATTGGTTGCTTCGGCTGACAATATGCCCCAAGATATTTGGGTTCACGAGGCAGACCACAGTGAGTCCACAACCGTATTGTTAGGCAACGCCACCGTAGATAACACCAACGGGCTCCACCTCCACGCTGGCGAAACTATGTCAATGACTTTGCGCCCTGGGGATGTGTTATACGCATATAGCAGTCAGGGAGCACCCGTGGTCCATGTTCTCCAAATCCAAAAGAATGACTAATGCCGTATTTCATTACCGATGAAGCTGACAGTTGCCCGGGCTGGGCTGTTGTCAAAGAGGATGGCGAAGTGGTTGGGTGCCATGACGACAAGGATGGGGCTGTAGAGCAGATGGTTGCGATATCGCAGGATGAAGGCATGGAACCTGGAGGAACCTATGAGGGGCAAAATGAGCCATTTGAGGGGAATCGGACCCGGAATCAGGGTCAAAACCCAGAAATAGAGGCGTCAGAATCGCGTCTGAGCGACGAACAGGGCTTCACCGATATAGGAACCCCGGGAGAATCCCTAACGCCTGACAGGGGCTCTGAGGACCGTGCCTTGAACCTGGACCCGCCAGCGTTCATGCGTGCTGCGGCAAGGCAGGGGCTCAAGTATGTGGAGGAAGGCAAGGGCGGTGGTGGTCTGAAGGAAAAGACCATTCGTGAAGCTCGTGCTATGGCTGAGGGTAACGTGACCTCAGAGAAGTGGGTCAGATTGCGGGCTTGGATAGCACGGCATATGCCTGACCTAGATGCTCCTGCGGCAGACCCAGACAACGACAAGTATCCCAGCCCTGGAGTGGTCGCTCACCTATTATGGGGAAGTGGACCCACAAAACGTGGCGCGGAGCGAGCAATGAAGTATGCTGACCGTGTGGTTGGTAGACTGGAAGCTGAGCAGAAAGACAGGGGACACACTTTGCCTGCTATTGAAACACGCGAAACACCATTGGAAGAGATGGAGGTCCGTGAGAACGCTGACGGCATGTTCTTTGAGGGCTATGCCGCATTATTTGATTCTCCGAGCAAGCCACTTCCGTTCACTGAGCGTATAGCACCTGGAGCTTTCATCCGGTCACTCAAGTCCCGCAACGACATCAAGTTGCTGTGGAATCACGACACTAGTGAGGTCCTGGGCTCTACCCGGTCCGGCACGATGAAACTGGTTGAGGATGAGCGCGGGCTCAAGGTTGTAGCTCAACTGCCTAACACCACTACTGGGCGTGACGCGGCTGAACTCCTCAAGCGTGGGGATGTGGACGCTATGAGCTTTGGTTTTACCGTACCCCGTGGCGGAGATGACTGGTCCGAGGACGGCAAGGAGCGCACTCTGCGTGAGGTTATGCTTCACGAGGTCAGCATTGTTGCGTTTCCCGCATACGAGGGCACTTCCGGTAAGGCTACGGTCCGTGGTCTTGAGAGAGTCGCTCAGCGAGCAAACGTGGACCTGGATGCCTTATCCGATGCCCTAGTGAAACTGGAGATGGGTGAGGACATGACTGAGGAAGATACGCGCTTGCTCAATGAGGTCCTTGACTCGATTGCCCCAGAGAAGCCAGCTGAGGATGAGGACAACGGCAAGGCTATGCTTGAACTCAAGAAGCAGAAACTCAAACTATTGGAGCTAATCAATGGCTAGTGAAAAAGACATCAAAGAGGCAATCCTCAAGGTGGCGGGGAATCCCGAGAGTGGCGCAATCCATTCTTTGGCGGACCGGATGGCTAAGGCAGTTGCCGAACTGGACACTCCAGATGAGTCACCCAGGGCAGAGAAGCCCAAGCGTGAAGTCAGAGTGACTGAACCTACCGAGGTAAGGTAGATACAAAAATACCCCCAGAGCCAATAAGCTCCAGGGGTATTCTTGTCACTGTCACACAGTGTGGCGAACATAGGAGCCAGGGATTCTTTGGAACCCACAGGCAAGCTCCCAACGCTCACGGTCAAATTGGGGATTGTCACGCTCGAACACAGCACTCAAGCGGTCCACTAGTAACTCATAGTCACTAGCACCCATCTCCAAACCGCAGGGGACAATAGCCTCAGCGATTGCGATGTAATCTTTGCGAGTCATCATGAGAGCACTCGTTTCTTCAGTTCCTCATGACCACGGCGCATAGCCTCAGCATGACGTTCCATCTGAGCGCGGGTGAACTCGGTGTATTCCTCAACACAACCATCGTCCACCATCTCAATGAGTTCAGACCAAGCGTGTTCAAGCTCAGCAAGCTCAGCACGCTTAGCACGAATCATCTCGTGGATATGATTCTGAAGCTCACTGGCTTCGTCACGACCCCAGGGCTCCACAACACTCCACTTGCTAGTAGAAGTGTTAGCGGTATCCTTGGCGGCACGCAAAGCTCGCATGACCCTCATGTAACGGTTCACTTTGGCAGGTATTCTCTTAGCCATTGCCTTCCTCCATTCGTTTGATAATGCCCTCTGCCTCAATCTCCATGCCGACCATAGCTTCCAGCTTGGCGATAGTATCCAGGGCATCGCGGTAAGCGACATTGCAAACATCAGACAGTTCATCTCGCACCGACTTGACAAGTTCTTCACGGCGCTCAGAGCCAGTCTGTCGTTTGAACCCGTCAGCCCGGTCACATATCCAGCTAATGCGCTTCCGCATAGAATCCAACTGGCTAGTAACATCGTATAGGGCATCCGAGTAACGGTCCCAGTAGACCGATTCGTCAGTTCGTACCTTGTTCATTTGCTTCCTCCAATCAAAGTGGCGGGGCAGGGGACCAAAGTCCCCCACCCCACCCAATCAGGACCCAGCGTATTGCTTAGCCCATTTGTCCAACCGGTCAATCGCATAGCCAGGCTTCACCTCATCCGTATGACGGGCTATCAAGGTGTAACCGTATGAGTAGAATTTGCCTTTGGCTGTGCGACCTTGGAACCATTCTCGGTCCGCAGTAAACGAACCGCTTGTAGGAAAATTCAAAAGGTAAGCGGCACCGTTTTGCAAAAGCGCAACCCGGTAGCACCTACCCTCATCGTATTCCGTCATCGGTTCCAAGGGGTAGCGGTAGAAAATATCGCCAACCTTGAGCCGTGTGTTGTAACCATCCCAACCGAACTGGACAGGCTCGACCAGTTCCACTTTGGGGTAGGTTTCAGTAAACAAGGAGTGGGCTATTGTTCCCTCAGTGGGTAGCCCATCCTCAGTGGTGAACTTGTGATTCATCAGATTCTCCAATCAGTTAGCGTGAACCCACTCGCAGGTTGTAGCGAGCAGGTGGTTGTAGTCACCAGCGGTGGCTTCCTGAAGGTATGCCTCAATCTCACCGGCAGGAACACCGGCACGACGCATTGCCTTCTGGACACGACCCAGGATGGAGTAGGCGTTACCGTCTTCACCAACCAGGTCCACTTCAACTTCAGGATATTTGACATCAATCATTTGATTCTCCATTCTTCTGATTAGGTAGGGGACTGACTAGCCAGCAGGATGGCTCGCAGTGGACTAGCGAATCTCGTCCAGGTATTCAGCCATAAGAGCACGACCCTCAAGGTCCAGATTGTCGCAACGCATCTCGAATATGCCTTCA